ATGTGTGGACGTTTTGCACAAGCCCAAACCCGTGAAGAATATCTGGCCTACCTGGCCGATGAAGGCGATAGTGACATTGCCTATGACCCGGAACCTATCGGCCGTTACAACGTGGCGCCAGGCACAATAATTCTGTTGCTTAGCGAACGCGATGAGCAGTTACATCTCGATCCGGTGTTCTGGGGCTACGCGCCCGGTTGGTGGGATAAGGCCCCGCTGATAAACGCGCGTCGAGACTGCGGCCACAAGCAGAGCGTTCAAACCTCATGGGCAATAAGAATAGCCCTACTACATCGAGCGGACTTTATTCACGGCATCTATCTTCAATCAGCCATTCTAAGGGTACAATTCATATTCAGTATTTTCTGAATGTGACATCAATAAAATGTTTGTGTAAATATTAACCACTTCGAGTAAAAAAACACCTCGTAACAAAAGAACAATGAAATTGATTCACAATGTTATATTCAGACATTTTCACTTGAAATTGATAGTTCGCGATAGAGACTCCATTTATCATTACTTTCGCTTTCCTTAAATGAAGTTCACATGATCACCCTCATATCTATCGACCAACATTTATTCAATAGGTTTTATAATCACAGGTGTATTCAGCTCTAAACTGTATAATGTAAGCTACTGTACCAACAAAAATTTAGTAAGTTTTTTTAGTTATTTAACTTGCCCATGCAATGAATAGTAGCTTCAAATGAAAATATCACAAAACATCTAATTAAAATAGCAACGAATATCCTTACACTAACTGAGGTATAAAATCCTTTAAAAAACAAAAGTGTTACTCATTAATTGACAAACCAAAAACTCCAATTAAACTTACATACTAAATTTAATTAATGGTTGTCAAATGCTCACATATATTGAAAAGACTCTTATAAAAAAAGAAATTCTTAAAGGTCACTCAACATTTAAATTTAGAGTTAAAAGATTCAGCCTTGCAAATGAATTGGCTTATAATTCCAACCCGTCTTTTTATAACTATTGCACAAAGCAAAAAAGACTAGATGCAATAACATTACTTTGCCGTGGTTTCTTTATAGGAAAAGATGAAACCTTATCCATCACAAAAAAAACATGCAATGATAATTTTGGCATCAGTGAGAACAGCATCACCTCAATAATCAACACATTAAGCGTAAAAAAAAGCATCACTATTTCAAGAAAATATCATGATAGGAGAGAATTGTTAATTGAACCCACTAATAAAGGGATAACAGAAATGTTTTTGTTCTTTATAAGAGTGTCGTTTCCAAGAGTAAAGAGAAGTGATTATGAGGATCTAGTTGCAATTAAAAGTGGGAATATATATAATAAAGGACTCATTAATGTAATTAGTAATTACTCATCTCATCTGGTTCTTGGCTACTCGATTACTTCTTTTGTGCCCTTAACGAAAGTTTTCCTAGAAAGAGTCGGTGGCCGCATAATCATGTTCCATCTTTATAATCAGATTATTGGTTACCATTCCAGTCTGTATAAAACTAATTGCACACGCTCATCCTTATACTCTAAACTTAAGATCTCCAGACCTCAAATTAACAGGATTTTATCTTCTGCTGAGGAAAATAAGCTTTTATCAATTGACAACTCAGGCCATATTTTTTTGAACAACAGCTTCGTCAACCTTATTGATGATTATTTTGCGGCACTAATGTCACTTAATCAATATTAGTTGAGGTCATATTAACATCAGACCTCATCGTTTACTATGATAGATTACGTTTTATGATACGAGAATATTTAAATTATAAATATCATCAAATGTAATCTTGTCCGGTTTCGCATCGCGGATCTTTCCAAATATATCTTCCTTGCACGACTTTAATCTCAATCTAAGATTATTCAATTAAGTTACTCGGATAGAAATTATATTGATGATTCGAACTATTGAAATAAGTATAGCTTAAAATCAACGCACTTTCAGAAGGTCGGTGAACCTGGTGGTGTAGCGCGGAGAAAGCATTTCACGCTTCATCTGCCATTGCTGCTGAATGCCCTGGCCGGCAAAATAAAGAGTTCCTTTCCCATCTTTCGCGTTCAAGTGATCCAGCACTTCCATTAACTTCTCGCTACCAGCTCGAGGCGCTCTGTCGTCGAACAGGTTGAGCTGGGCCACACCCTGGCTGAAGAAGTCGCCCAGCATAATACCTGCCTTCTGGTACCGGTTTCCGTCTTTCCAGATTTTGTCTAGGCACTTTACCGCGGCGTTGATGATGTCTCTGCTGTCCTGCGTTGGCGTGAGCAGCCTTACCGATGCGCTGTTTCCGTAATATGGCTCATTAAGGGCAAATGGTGAGGTCTTAACGAAAGCGGATATAAAACGGCAGTACTGATGCTCACCACGTAGCTTTTCAGCTCCACGGGCCACATAGCTGCAAATCGCCTGTCGCATTTGCTCATAGTCAGTAATGCGTTCGCCAAACGATCGGCTGCATATGATCTCCTGCTCATCGAGTGATAACGAGTGGCTACGGTTAAGCAATGTAAATTAAATTGTTGGGCAGTCATCATCACCCAGCGCGCGGTTGATGAAGAACGTCACCCTACCCAGCACTTCCACTCCTTCAAGCGCTGATTCCTCAATCGCTTCACCATCATCCGTAATGAGCGCCATGCCCATGAGTTTTGCAAATTGTGTGTGGCCGTCGCACAAAATTAACAACACATCTCCTGGCCTTTTTTTCGTGGCTGGCTCAATGACTGCAAACCCAACATCTGTTTCAAGCACCCTGCTTTCGGCCCCTATGTTGCACAGAACGGATGGAGAAAGTTGGCGTTCGACGTAATCGGTAGCAGGTGATGCAAATCCCATTAGAGAACTCTCCCCATGTTGCGCAGGATCCAGTATCTGTTATCACTGCCGTCTGTCGTCTTGTCAGCGAAGCCTGGCTGATTGCGCTCTATCCATGCATTGGCGTCGGCTCGGGTGAAGTGCCAGTTAAAACCACGCAACTTTTCTATAAAGCTGTCTGTTCTCAGGTAGCGGTAGCCCTTTGGGTTAAGCTCTATGGCCGCAATAAAGGCGGCCTGAATATCTGAAATTCGGGGCATAATCTGCACTCCCTTTATTACTGTGTTTATATACAGTAGTTTCAAATGGAATGCAGATCAATTTGGGTTCGCCTATTAATTTTTAAGGCTGAATGTCCTCAGGCTGCTCTGTCAGTTCAAGAGAAGCTTCGGAAGCTCTTGTTTTCCAGATGCTATCCTCTGGCATATCGAGGCGAACGTCGATCCAGCTATTGGCAGGAACATCTATAAGAGCCCCTTTCGTTTTAACAATTTCGCCTTCTTCGTTGAGTATGTATTTCCGCTTAAAAAGCCGAATCGTCAGCCCACCGCTTTCTGTCTGCTCTGCTTCAACAACACCCAGCTCCCCCATGCCGCCAGGGTCCATAGGCGGGAGGAGTTGCCAGCCAGAAGAAGCCAGACCGGCTGAACCGGTAAGCGTATAAACACCTACATCAAGACGAGAAATACTGATTCCTTCAGCTTCTGCATTCGCCGTACCGCATCCGCACCAGATAAAATCATTTTCATCAATATCTGTGCGCTGATTCTCGTTCTGAGATTTCACGATTCTGGCCACCGGCGAAGCTGCTTTCAGCGTGCCATCGGAAGCTTTAGTGGTATTTTCAGAAGTGTAAACAACTGAGCCTGGCTTCACGGACAGCATTGTTGAGAATGCATCGGTGCCATTATTTCTTCCTGCGATTTGGTAAGAGACGGCACCACCAATGCCTGCAACACCTGCCCTGAAGCGAGGAGTACCGTTAACCATCACCGTATGAGCCCATACACTACCCACCGTTGAAAGTCCTTCAACGGTGAAAGCGTAAGGGTTACCGGCAATACCGGCGATATTCAGGGCATTTGTTAACGTACCACCGCTAAGACTAAGAGCACCAAGTGCTGTTAGTGCGTCATTAGCTGTTTTCGCTCCCGTACCGCCCTGATCGATGCTGAGAGCAGTTGTTAATCCGCTCAGGCTGGTAATGTCTTTGTTTGCACCTTTCTTCGCCAGCGATTTTTGACCCGGTACGGTAACGGCAGTGCCATTGATAGTTATGGTGACATCAGATGTCCCGTTCATTACATCAGCGAACCCGCTCATGTAGCGCTGGTACATCGTGAAGATTTCAGCGATATCCTGCGCCAGACCATCCACGCTCAGACTGTCACTCAGAAGAATGGCAAATCGGGTTCCGGCGGGAACTGCTGGGTTAGCCGCTGGCGTTACGGTGAGACTTGTTGCGCTGCCAATGGTGGTAATCTGAAATACCTGCACAGGGCTGGTCATTGCAATAACGGTACATCCGTTACGAATAAGAGATCCAGCAGCAGTGAAGTTTGTGCCGGTACCTGTAAGTGTGTTTCCGCTGATGGCGATAGTGCCAGTAGTATAAATCATGTTTTCTCCAGGCAATAAAAAACCCCGCCGGAGCGGGGTTTGTTCAAAACTGAATGGGTTAGTGGCAGGTGGTGCTGGTGAACGTGTTGGCGCTCACCCATGACCAGTTAAAGGGATAACCAGCTCGGTACTGCGTCTGATTGTTTTGTTTACGGACTCCGTAGATCTGGACGCTGCTTTCCTGTCCGCCGACCAGGGCTGTTCCGGTGCATACGGGTTGCTGCTTCTCAATAACGCCAGCGCAACCGGAGAGCAATACCGCTACCGCCAGGCAAAGAATCATATTTTTCATAGTGGTTATATCCCAGGGCATTCATGAAGCTACACAATAACAATATGAATCAACGGGATATAATTGATTTGGTAGATCAATTATTCGAAATTGATCGCTAAAAACGATCAATCATAATTGGCGCAGTTAATGGCCATAATCACGTTTCTCAGATTCGAATACGTAACGTTCTGAAGGTTGCCACCGGGGGTTGTCTGCGGCCTGGCGAATATCCGCGTATTGCTTCCCTCAAGTTTTGCCAAGCTCTTGTATATAGCCGAGTATGGCTGCGGTTGACCGCCAGCCGATACAACCCCGGTAATTAGCCCCAGCATGGCAGGCATGCAGGCCCACTTCCCCGCCAGAGTTGTATTGATGTTGTATCCTGAGCTGGCATCCACCCCGGCGGTACCGAGGGTGACAACATCACTCAGCGTGCGCGTTTCGTTTGTTAAAATCAGCGTCCCTGACGCATCCCACACAGCCAGCCCGTAGTCTGGCTTTGTCTGCGGGAAAATAGAGAAAAAATAAACGTACGCTGTGCCGGTTGCATTCGGTCTGAGAAAATCAATCGTGATGGTGTTCCCGCTTATCGTCTGAGTGATTTCGACCTCAACCGTGCAATGAACGAACGCGACAACGGGCTGACCTGCGGGGAATGTGTGCGTCACTTTGGTATTGAACCCCGATGTTCCCTGAAGTGCCGCTGTCTTTCGCGCCTGAAGAGCGATTGGCGAGCTGTTCGCGGTCACCCATACTTCCCCGCTCGTGGTCGTCAGTAAAACGCCATACTCCGCCATTTATGCCCTCTCGATCTGGAAAATGAGATAAGCCGCTGCCGCAGGCTCAGTCCCTGCTGAGTAGTCCGTATCGCCTGCTGCTGACACTGTTGCTGTTCCCCCCGAAATGGTGATCTTCCTCCGACTCGTACCAAACTGATCGCCGTTCATGCTCTGAAAATAGGTCAGCCTGCAACCCGGTGGAAGCGCTACGGTGTAAGAGCCTGTTTTCTGGTTCTGGGCCAGCTGGAGATAGCCACAAACGCTGACAGGCTTAACGCCATAGTTATTTACATTGCCTGAGGCGTCCCATGTCTGAACACCATATTCCGCCATCCAGTCCTCCTGAAAAAAAAGAGGCCCCGTAAGAGGCCTCCCGTTACCATGTTCCCGTGATTCTCCCGATCTGCACCCTCAACACATTGTTGGCATCCTTGACACTGATCGTTTGATTAGTCTGCTTCATGGCTCCCTCACCAGCTGTCGAACCGTAGTTCTCAAACGTACCTCCCTTATCCAGCCTCCATCCGACTGAGCCAGCGACATAGTTATTGGACTGGATGTAGTTGCCAATCTTGGCGTTGCCGATGGTGCCCTCACCTATCAGCGCGTCTCTGATGAACACCTGCCCGTTCTGAATAACGAACGGAAGCGTAACGGTCGCTCCGGCCTGGTGAGTAACGGCGAAGCGGTCAGCCAGGAAGATAACCTGCGACTGCATGCCGGACGGCGTATTCTCCACGCCGATCCCCATCCCTGCCGCGTAAAGCTGACCATTGCTGGATAACCCGACCTTGATGCTGTACATCGCCTTCAGGTCGCCGTTGACGTTCGCAATGGCCTGCGCGTTGGTGGTGATCGCTGAAGTGTGCCCGTTGATGGTCGCCGTGATGCCGTTTATCTGCGTCGCGGTGGCCTGCTGGTAATCGGAGAACGTCTGATTCAGGCTGTTGATGGATGCCTTGTTGCCGTTCACGTCAGTCTGCAAACTTAGCAGCGAACGTGCTGTTGCCTCCCTGTCGCTTGCCATAACATTATCAATACGATCGATGCTGGCCTTACTGTCACCGTACTGCGCGCTGAGTGTCATCCGCTGATTAACCTGCGCAAGCGTACTCGTTATTAGCGCGATGGAGTTACTCTGGATGCCGCCGCTGGCAGTATCTGTCCTTGCTCCCAGCTCCTCCAGACGGGATGCCATTGATGAAGTCGTGTCGGTGACAACCTGTCGCAACGTGGTGATATCAGCAGTATTTTGCGAGCTGACTTGTTCGGCCGCATCTGCCTTATCTGATGCAGCGTCAGCTTTACTCGAAGCCGAATCAGCTTTATCAGAAATGACCTGAGTACTCGCAGTGAGCTGATCAACAGCAGTAGCCCTTGCCTGAGCTTCATCTGACAGAGTCTGCCTTACCTCGGTAATTCCCGCTTCGTTCTGCGCTGTTTTTGCCTCAAGACGGGTAACATCCGTTACGCGTGCCTCCGTCTCAGTAGCGATCACCTCCCGAAGTTGCTCGAACGTGGCAGAGTTGGCGTCCTGCTGGGCAGTCTGACGAACAACAACATCAGCAATGGCAAGTGCGTTACTGATGATTGCCTCTGCGGTCTGCTTGTTAGAGCCAACCACCGCCGCGAGACCATCCGCGTTATCTTTGATGGCATCAGCCAGTTCTGCGAACTTTTCACTGCTCTCGACGGCGTTCTCGATCAAGTCTTTGAACGTATCGGAGCCTTTCATGTCCTCCAGGATTGCATCGGTGATATCGGATACATCGATGCTGGCCTGCCCGCGCACCCAGTCGGTCCATCCGCTCTGATTCCCGATCCTGTCGACAAGCCGCGCCTGGTACCAGAATTCCTGCCCCGCCTTCAGCCCCATCTGCTGATAAAGTTTCTGCGGATACGGTACAGATGCCAAAAGCATCGGATTCGAACCGTCAGCGGCAATGCTGTATTGCAGCTCAGTGCTCAGGGTGTCGCCGGTATTAGCCGGGAATCCCCAGGTGACGTTGATTCCGAATACGACGTCTTCGGAGGCCTTAAGCCCGACAGGTTTGGGTACCTCACCCGCGCGTCCCTTCAGGTGTGTAAGCGCGGAAGTTGCCCAGAGACTCGATGCACCGCCGGAGTTGATCGCGCGCACACGGACCAGATAATCACCCGCGAAGATGCCAGGCACTTCGATATTGCGAAGACCGGTCTCCGGTACGTTAACCCACTCATTGTCGCCGCGCTTCCACTGCACCCGATAGGCTATGACATCCGCCTGTGGTTTGCCGTTCTTGTCGACCGGCGCATCCCAGGATGCCGTCAGGGTAGTCACTCGCTGCCCCTGGCGCACTGCGTCATAGCTCGCTACCACGATATTGGTCGGCTGGTTGACGAGGCCGGTTGGTATCAGACTAATTGGCGGCGTGTCCAGGCGGGCATTGTTATCGACCGCATCATATTTTGATGCGTTATATTCGGCCCCGGTGATTGTGAAGGTGTTTTCTTCATCATCAAATCTCAGGTTCGTAACGCGGAAGTATTGCAGGCGCAACTGCCCGGCATCGATGACGAATACAGCGTTGGGTAACGGCTCTGCCGTGAAAGGCGTGGCGACCACCAGCTGCGTGCCGTTTACGGCCTGGATCACCCTGCTCTCAACGGTACCGCCCTGTGTGCGGATCATCAGTGTGTCACCCGCAACGGCACTGGTTCCCCGATCGGTTGTCACAGCCTTCAACCCGGCGTTATATCCGGTTATACGCCCGCCATAAACACGCCCTGAAAGGCGTTCGTCAGCAAATGCAAACACGGTACCCGGCACGTAGACATAGCCATCAAGCCCGGTCTGTAGCGTAATAATCCGGTCGAGTGAGTTGGAATACACCGCCCACCCGCCACGGCGCTGTGCTTCGCTCTCGCGCGTACAGCCGATTGCGGTGATCTGCGTCTGCTTAAACTTGAACTGCTTAACCAGGTCCGGGAACATCACCGCTGTTGTGCGGTCCTGATAGTGATTGTCAGGGTCGCTGAAGTTAATCAGCGCGCTGGAGAAGCGGGTCTTTTCACTGCCGCTCGAGTAAACCGGTTTGCCCACCACCGAGGCGCGGGTAAGGATTTGCAGCTTCGACGTATCCGCCGGCATGTCCGAGACAACATTAAACATGTTGTTGCCCCAGAACGTCATGCCATTGAACCCTGCGGCGATGTCTTTGATTACCTGCCACGCATCTGCCTGCGACTGGATGTAGACATCAAACATGAAGCGCGGCTCGGTACCGTCACCACCCTTCCCGTCAGGTACATTTTGATCGCAACGCTGGGCAATACGGTAAAGCTCCCACTTATCCAGCATCTGCGCCGTGACGCGTCGGCCAAGACCGAAACGCGGCTCAGTGAGCACATCGAACCAGATCCATGCTGGGTTATTCGTCCAGCCCCACTTAAACGTCCCGTCCCATGTGCCGCTATAGGTTCTGGCTATCGGATCGTAATTCGAAGGGATGCGGATAATGCGCCCCTTAGGCTTACAGGAAACCTTCGGGATATTGTTGAACGATTTGGCGTTGAACGACACATACAGCAGCGCCGTATGGGGATAACGCAGGCGCGCATCAATCACCTCAGTGATTGCCTGTACCTGCGTTTTATTCTGCAACATCTGGCTGGTGCTGTCGTCGGTGTCGCGTACCACGCGGATCTGCCAGCCTGTACTGGCTTTCGGAAGATTAATGCGATGGGTCAGTTCATAGAGAGAACTGAGTTTCTCTGTCACGGTTCTTGTCATGACCGTAGAGAACGCACCACCATCTACAGCAAGATCGATATGGTACTTTACGGTAGTGCCGACAATATCCCCGTCGTTTTCCTGCTGCTGCAAACCCGGAATACCAATGCGAACGAGCACAGCGTCAATCTGGGTGTTACTCAGCGCGCGCGTCCAGGGCGTGGCTTTTGTCAGCGATACGCCAACCGTAGTTTCGTTCTCCACTGCGGGAAAACCCGGAATCGGCGTCTGGGTCTGTGTTCCCGGCCGAAATTCCCAGGAAACGTTTTCAAAGTTCATCGTTCCGTCGGCGTTTCCCAGCGGCGTACCGTCCAGGAAAATGCTGGTCGCATCCAGACCACCAGCAAACTCACCTTCCCCGAGCGCCAGCAGCATGCGGCAGCGCGCCATTGACTGCGCCGAATCAGGCTGTTCTACAGGTGTGTGCTGCTTCTGGCTGCCACCCTTTGCACCAGTGATCGCTTCCATATTACATCCATAAAAAAAGCACCCGACTGGGTGCTTGATATTCAGAAAGGAGTTATCAGATGTCTTCGGCGACTATGCCAGCGCTGATGATGGCGCCGCCAATCTCGCGGACGCCATAGAGAAGCGCGACCGGGTTTCCCATCGCAAGGGTATTCACTGAGCCACCAAAGGCATAAGAGGGTTTATTGTCAGGGTCGTCTCGCCCCTGTAACCCTTTGGGCTGGGGCGAAAGCATCTGGTAAATACCGCCGGCCATCATTGACGCGCCCGACATCGCAAGCCCTGTGCCAAACGTAGCTAAAGCCCCGGAGCTAAAGTAAGAAATCGCGATGCCAGCCACCACCATCACAGCGCCCAGGATGGTCTGAAATACTCCGGCTTTTTTCGAACCTTCCATAATCGGCGCAATGCGGATATCACTGTCTCCTGTCAACTCCTGGAAGTCCTGAGTGCCGATATTCCTTTTCCCGCGGAACACGGCAAAGGTCATGCCGTTTTTTTTGGCATTCATCAGATAGTCTTCCAGCCCGTCGAAATTGATGCACAGGGCTTTGACCGCTTCGGCAGATGTCTGCACTGCCAGTTTGTGCACGCGCCCAAACCGGGCGCCCAGTGCGCCATACAGACGAATAGTGGTTAAACGCGCCATGGCTTAATCTCCTGTTGCAGGTCTTTGTGACGTACGCAGATCATCGTGCGGTCTTTGAAATAGCCTCGGGCATATGGGGTAATGCAGGAAGGCTGGCCGTAAAGGTGGTGGAGCAGCTCACCTTCTTCAGTGATGATGCCCGCATGGTTCCACTTATCGGAATCAACCTGCATGATGACCATACAGCCTGGTACCGGATCGCACTCGACGAACCCTTCCCGCTCCCAGTTTTCGAAATAGAGGTTGTCCGGGTACTGGCTTTCCCACCATGGGTAATCGACGCGAAAATCGTTCAGCGTGACGCCCTGGTTGGCATGCCAGTCCATAATCAGCCCCCAGCAGTCATTCGAGCCCAGGATAAACGGACGCCCAATAAGCGGCACCGCCTCCGGCATTATCTCGGCGTATTCATCGCTATCAGGTGAGTAAATACCCCAGACCACGCCGGAGTTGTTGCACTGCTGGCGGTCCAGCTCGGACGGAATAGGCCGGGCACCGTCGCCCGGGTGGGAGTGGATCACGCGAATAATCGCCCCGATATCTTCGGCGTTAGCCCAGTGCTCGCCATCGATGCGAAAATGTTCTGTCGGATTTTCGTGCGTGTTCGGCACGGGAATGTAGCGCTGGCGACGGCCAGACTGAATAACGAAGCCACAGCACTCACGCGGGGATTCCTCCAGTGCATGCGCACGGATAGCTGCCATTATGGTTTTATTCATTGGTACGTCCGGTTATCGGATAAAGAGAACGGTTGCCGGGAAGCCACCAAAATCGAGGATTGCTGCGTCAGGGTCTGCCAGGCCAGCGCCAAATCGTTTACGGCAGTCACTGAGGCAACCGCCACATACATCAAGGGCAGGATCTGATACCGGATTCCCTTTCGCGTCGAAATACGCAGTGCCGTTATAGGTGCATCCATCGCCGCTACGATACTGACCGCGCAGCGCCCATTCACAAAGCGATGTGATCTGTCGGGTGGGGATCACAAGGCTCTGCAAATCGGCTGGGCTGCTGAGTGCCCAGGTAACCACCTCATCATCTTCGGAGGTTTTGGTGTCAAGCCAGAAGGTCTGAAGTGTGAACATTGACGAATCAGCTGTAGGGTTTACGCCACCAGGGTAATTTACGGCATCGAGATAGACCGCATAGGTATCGATAATGCTCACTTTTGCGTTAACCATGTCCTTAAATTGCAGGCACAACGCAGTGATATGGCCGTCAAGGTTAGAGACGCTGAGAGTGGGCTCCGCCGCCTGGTCTGTTGATAGCTCCAGGCCTGAAACCTGAAACGGCCAAAAATCGTAGATATTGCCACCGAAGACGATTGGCTTGGGTCCAAGCCTTTCTTCATCTCCATTGGCAGCATCAATTTCTTCCGGTGTATGGGGGAAAGGTGCGTAGTGGAATCGGTGGATCCCGCCACTGAACTCTGAAGCGTCAACTTCAACCAGGCGGATCCTGCCGCCCGGAGCCAGCATCGCCGCCTGATCGACTAATGCCATTATGCGTACACTCCGTAAGCCCGTTTGATGGTGAACGTCAACTCAGCATATTTGCTGCTGATCTGCGTTTTACGAACCGAATCGGCTACGACGCGGTAAAGCCCCTTTTCTTCACCTGGCGGCGTAATGATGAAAGCCTTCACGGTATGAGCAAGGAGGAAATCACGAATCCTGTCCACTTCCGATTCGGCGCCTGTGTGCTTCATAGGGATCTGAATAGCCGTGCTGTTAATACCGTTATCAGCTACCTGCTCATAGCCATCACCGAACTGCGCCGCGCGTACTGCCTGGCTATATTCAATCGCACCAGCACCGAGCTGCGAGCGCCAGCTGTATGTATCAACTGCCATATTTACTCCATAAAAAAACCCGCCGAAGCGGGTTGTGTCTGTAGTTTGACAGGCGAATTAAAGTCAATCAGGGTAAATAGCAAAATCACCTACTGATCCAAGCCCTATTCTATAACTAATTGTTTTACGCTCAGAAACCTTGCCAAATTGCGCCGTTAGGCCGCCATAACAAGCTCCTGTGCCTTGCGCACCGAAAACATGATCACCAGGGTTCAGAAATAGCGTAACTTTTTCTTCTGCCTCAAGATCAGCAATTGGCTTACTGTCAGCGAATACTCTTACAGAGCACAAGCTACCTCTCAACCCGCCATCCCTTTTTATAATGACCTGACCACTTCCATCCCTGTTGGTTGTAAAAGATGGGTCAATTAAACGCTGGGCCGGAACCTCTTTGGCCTGCTCAGTAGATATAGGTTTGGTGGCACACCCAGACAAAATGATGATGCCCATGACCAAAATAAGATTCTTCATGTCCCTATCTTCCCTCGGTGAAAGCTCGGACTAATCCTAACAGCATTCAGACAAAGGCAAAACCCGCAGAAGCGGGCTACCTGCCTTTACTGAAGTTATAGATCATGCCGCCTGGCTTCAGGTGTTTTTGTACTACCTGAAGGGCAGCATTCTGCATTTCATCGGCGAGCGCACGGCCCATAGCATCACCAGAACTGGATGTTTGGGTTGTGACCGAACCACCAGCATCAACGTTAACGGTGGTATTAATAACCGGAGCCATACCGCCACCGCCCTGGGCGCGTACGCCCAACCGCCCGGCAGAATCCCGAGTAAGTGGCATGATTGCTTCAGCGCCGGCCTCTGCGAATACACCGCCCTTCGCAAACTTCGATGCGCCCTGGAAAGTAAAATACTGGGGTGAGTCGTATACCCCATTGACGTACTTACTGAGCCCGGGCGAATCATAAACACCGCCTTTAGCGTTAAAAGTTAGGCCAGCGGCAGCGTTTGCGTAAGTTCCCCCTGGTGTGCTCCCGCCTTTGCTGCCACCGCTTATCCAGCCCATCGCGGCCTGTACTGTATAGGCCACTATAAGTTGGTTGGTTATCTCGAGGATCATCTTGAGCATAGATTTGCCGAACTCTTTAACTGACGCGGTGCCAGTTGTCATAAGCTCAGTCAGCATGTTGCTCAAGCCGGTCAGCGTGGAGCTGGCGACGTTCTTCACGGCATCATAGGTATTCGTGGCGGCGTCAAGATATTCATTCCAGCCAGCAACAGCTCCTGCCTTCCAGTCGCCCCGTAATTTGTCCTCTTCGGCATAATATTTCCTGAGAGCTGCCAGTTCTTTTTCATACCCGGCATCCTCAAGCTTACCGCCACCGTTGAGCCAGCCCTGGCGAAGCTGCGCCTCTTCCATCATGCGCTGCGTTTGCCGACTGCTGAGGCCTGCACTATCACGCAATGCATCGGTTTTTTCCGACATCTGCGTGACGTATTTTTTCGCCTGCTGCGCCAGGCCGTTAATCTTCTGCTGCGCCTCTACTTCCTTGTTCTTCTGATCAACCACCTTGGCGGCGTTCAGAATCGCCTCACGGCTCGACAGTAAAGATTTTTCCTGAGCAGTCAGCGCGCGGGTTTTGGCTGCCTCATCCAATTCAGCAAATCGAGATTGCTGTTTACTGAACTCGGTGTTTTTAGCGTGGGTTTCGCCTGTTTGTCGGAGGGTCTCGAGCGTTTCGGTTAACGTTCTGGCCTGGGCGCGGTAGTTCTCCAGGGTGCGATCGCCAGCTTCCAGAGTGGCTTTCGCCTCTTTGGTCTTTTTGGCTGAGTCCTGAGCAAGCTTCGAGACTGCATCTCTCGATTCGCGACTTGTTCCCCCTTCACCTGCCACTGTTGAGCCGCGAGCCTCACGTTCATATTTAGCCTGCGCGTTAGGATCGGTTACTCGCTTCCAAAGTTCGTTATAGCGTTTTTTATTCGCCTCAATTTCTTTGTCCGCTTCATCCCCGGCCTTCTTCATGGCCTCTACATCCATGCCAAGAAAATTAGCCAGCGCCCCGCCACCAGGGATTTTTTCAGCCCAGCCAGCAATAGTGCCGGTGAATTTGGCATCCAGTGAAGTAATGTTGAGGAAGAGGTCTTTAATCGAAGCTTTAACAAGTTCGAAGATATCGATGATCTGGTTTCCCCAGGCGCGCACGGTAACACCTATATCACCAAAGGTGTCAGAAGCGCTCTTCTTCAGGCTTTCCCACGTTCGACCGATATTATCGGTCGCGTTGTTGGTCTCCTCTGCGCGCTTTGCCATGACGCCAGCAAACAGGTTAATGGCTTCGGTAACAGCCGCCTGCTCACCCTTCTGCTTACGAAGCTGGATGATGTGCTTAATCATGGCCTCATCAACGAAACCATATTGCTCATTGAGGCTGGCCAGCCCCTTAACCGGGTCGCTGACAATTTTTCCGAAGTCGGCCATTGCCGTTTTGGTATCGTTTCCGGCCTTACCCATGAGGGTGATGGCCGTTGCGATCTGCTTCATCTGGCTGGCGGTATATTTGCCAGTATCGTTCAGTGTAACCAGCGTATCGACGGTGGAACTGATCGATGTATTCGTCTTGCCGGCCACCTCCTCAGCGGCTTCGTTGAGCTGCTGCATTGAAGCGAAGCCAGCACCTCCCATCATGATGACCGAGCGAGCTACCTGGTCGAATTGCTCTGATGAATTGTATGCCGCGGCAGCCAGCAGGCCGATCGTACCAATCAGACCACCAAGTGCGATCGTGGTTGGGTTAATCATCCCAGCCATACTGCGGATGTATTCGCCGACACCGGACAGCGCCCCCTGAACCGATCCGAACTGGTCTTTAATCTGCCCGCCCTGTTGCAGCAGGATCAGGAACGGAGACTGGCCGCCAGCCAGCTGCGTAGCGATATCGGTGAACTGTGCCGGAAGCGTACGCATCGCTGCGCTGTACTGGCCAACGGAGATTCCAGCGCGCCGGGCAGCAGCTTCCTGCCGGGATAGCGCCTCTCGCAGTACGTCAGCGACACCAGAGAGGCGCTCACGCGTCTGGTTAAGGATTGTGTTGAAGTGCTCGAACTGCGCGCCGTTAATGCGCCCTGCTTCGAAATGGGCTACCAGCTGTGCGTGCTGTTCATCCAGTGAGTTGAACGCACGGATTGTCGGGTCGATGGAACCCAGCAGGTTCTTTAACGCTGCGGACTGCTTCTCTGCCGCCTGGGTAGCGGCTAATTCGGCCTGAGCGCGCGCCGCGGCTTCTCCGGTATCGGTCAGCTTGAGACGGGTGTCGTCCAGGATTTTGTTGTAAGCCTGAAAGGTCTCGGTATCCAGGAAACCTTTGGCCTGAAATTTCCGCAGTGATTCTTGCTGCTCATCCAGGCGGTTTAAGGCCTTGGTAACCGGATCGATATTCTCCAGCAACCCCTTGAGCGCGTTCTGCTGCTCCTTAATACCTTCACTACCCTGTTTCGCAGATTCAGCACCAGCGCGGAAGACACTATTCAGGTCATCGGCTTTATCTACGGCACCAGCAGCCGCCTCGCCGAGCCTATCCAGTTCATTGCTGGCTGTTTTCAGGTCGGATACATCGGCCCGCAAAGTAATCGAGGCGATCTGGTCAGTCATTATTTCGTCTCCTTATGCATTACCTTGAGAGCCTCACTTTCCATAATCTGAAGGTCAGCCATGCAGGTCGCCGCATCCTCAACCCCGTGTAACTCGAACATCCAGGGGAGAACGTTATAATCAAGGCCGGTCGCCCCGCTCGCGCCGACGCGCCACTGGGTTGCCAGGGCAGAGAAGATGGTGAAAGACTTCCACACAGAGGGCAGGATCCACACCTCTTCCTCCACATCCTCAGGCGTTAAACCAAAAGCGCTCAGTTCCGCGAGCGTCGGACCCGGCGTATACAACGCTGCGGCGACCTGCCTCAGTTTTTTTCGCGAATCCCCATCAGCTCTTTGGTGTATGCCAGACCGATGCTGTCGAACGCGCGTGGATAGTTCCGCAGGAGGACAATAACGTTTTCGCGGTTGAACTCGTCCGGCAGTGCCCATCCTTCGACAATGTCCATGAGGTAGTCGGCCTGCGGCTCGATAACATCCTTTTTACCTTCGGCGGCCTTTTGCATCTTCGCATCCATGGTACGCAGCTCTTCGAGCGTCTTATGGCGGAAAGTGAACGTCAGCTTGCCGTCTTCGGCGCCAGCGCGCGGAATGCTCGCGGTCACAGAAAAGGTTGGGTTTGGGATCAGGGAGAATTGGGTCATTTCGATTCCTTAAAAATGAAAAACCCGCCGGAGCGGGTCTTAATTGGATAATGGTAATTGTACAACTCGCATAAAAGCCAACCTGCAATTAGCGGCTCTCAGCCTCTGAGATCTGTTGGTAACTACTTGTTATTTTGTCCATCAAAGATTTTTCGATTTCAAATGTGAAGCTTTCTCCAGTTGTAACACTGACAACGCATTTAAAATCTTTGGGGTTGGCATTTTGTTCTTTTAAACCCAATGCTATTTTTTCAATCCATTCAGAGCCACCATCAATATCTATCCAAAAAGTTGCCTGTTCTCCATAATCTAATTTTTGAGGCAGCTGCATTGATAATGGTGAGTGGAACGGTTGATAAAACGTAATATCTTTTTTGAATGTCCAATTTATAGCTGTAACTTTTACGGTATAAAGCGCAAGATTTGTAATAACAATCATCACCCCTTTCTTTTGATAGGGTCCTTGCCACGTTACACCAACATTTATACGGCAACTGATATGTGCCTTAGGCTTTTTTAGACCCAGATGCAAAGATACACACACTGCCAAAAAGGTCGCTATTCCAGCAACCCATGTACCTATCATTGACCAAAATGCCCAACTAGCAGCATCCTGAGCGGCCTTTAGAGTGGCCAACGCCATCACTTTCTCATCCATAAAAACCTCACTTTTTTGGATGAGTATATTCGAAAGCACTTTAACAGGCACACCGCGGAGACCTGCTGGAACACCTTTGTATGGAGGTATATAAATAAGCCCGGCGTACCGGGCCGGATTGGTTAGCTAATCGTGACAGTACACGCAGCAGAGGTGATGGTTTTGCCCGCGGCATCGGTGACTTCACAGGTATAAACGCCAGCATCACCGGATGCGACGGACGAAATGTTGAACGTCGATGCGGTTTTGCCCGGAATAGCGGTGCTGCCTTTCTTCCAAACGTAGGTGTAAGGTGCTGAACCGCCCTTCATTACGACTGCCAGATCCAGCGCTGCACCTGTGGCAACCGACTTGGTGGCCGGCAGGTCAGTCAGGAACGCCAGAGGCGTCACGGATGAATCGGCGATCGGGTAAATCTGCATGTCCGATTCGAAGTTCATGCGCGCCTCGTTACTTTCCACGGCGTTGATTTCCGTGCGCGGCACGCGCTGGAACGATACTTTGGCTGAGTAGAAACGATCGGCTTTGCCGCGTGGGTTATGGAACCAGACCGCGGTGGTGTCGCTGGAGTCATCCAGGTCAATGAGGCGTTTGTAGATCGCCAGTTGAGGGTCATGTGCAAAAGTGTAAACCTGAACCACTGCGTTTTTAAACGTTGGGATGGTGCGCGCTTTGTCATCTTCCAGGAACTGCACGCTGATGGTCTGCTGGTCACCACCTTCAGTTGATAATGTCATCACCTGAGGCATGGTGATCCATGAGTCGATTTTACGCAGCGTGCCCGCGCCAGTACCTGCCGGGAATTTGGTGGTGTCGGTAGTATCGAATGCTTCCAGCACGATTTTATTACTGGTCACCGATTTTACGCGCAGCACCATGTTATCGAGCTTTAACCAGCCGGAACTCACCTGAACTACGTCACCGGCCAGAATGCCGGAGGCCGATGCAACGGTCAGTTCGCATTCCGTCGCGTTAGAGGCTGCGGTAAAGGTGATTGGGGCTTGATAGGCCTTGGCCACGTTCACACGCGAGCCGTTAGGGATTGCGAATGCCATAGCACTCTCCTGAATTTAGGTAATAAAAAACCCGCCGGCTGGCGGGTCAGTAGTCAGCGCGATACTGCATGCTGACGGGGATGGTGTAGGTTATGGAACCACTGGAACCGTTGGGCGCCGAGGTTGGCCGATCCTGGATGGGTTGTCTGACCTGCGGCGGTCCGTTGATGTAAACCGTCAGATCACCGTCCACCAGCGGCAGTCCTTCAGGGAACGCATCTACCACCGACTGGGCCAGCCCTCTAGCCTGGCTCACGCCTGAGCCTGCGGGAGTAATGATGTTTACCTGCAATATCCCCTGATAGGTACGCATCAGACCTTCTATGTCCTGACCTACAGTTTGTGCAGGTAAAACATAAACACGGGCATATGGCGCATCCGGTGGATCGAATACGATATTCGGCCAGGCGATCGGCAAGCCGAGAGAAGCCGAGATTATGGCTACCCGGCTCTCCAGCAGGTCAGCTATTCGCATGGACTGATCACCGACCATTGCGTACCTCGCTCATTGCCTCTCGGAAATATTGCGCAGCATCCAATGCGGTCAATCCAACCATGCCGCCGGGCGCCTGATTCGAATGACCATTCTCCAGCGCCTGGGCATATGGCAGGTTATTGGTAAAGTAAATCGAGTTCACCTGCCCCACCCGGAACACTTCGAGCACCGCCAGCCCGCGGGAGTTGGAACCCTGCCCGGAAGCGTCTGGGGTATCGTTTGTCTCTGTAGGCTGGCTGTCGAGCCCCACATACCAGTTATTTTTGAATCGCCCCCCGACATAACCCTCTGGCTTTTTAATGTCCATCGAATCGTTGACACGCAGGCCTCGCCTGAGCCGCCCTGCTTTTGTAAGGTTGGCCGGATCATCACGTAGCGCCGCGTTATGCTCTCGCACCGCGGTGTTATAGGCTGATGCCGTCTGGTTTACCTGCCAGGTTTCTGGCTGCCCGACAGGTGACATGTCCACCAACCGCCCGAGGATTTTGATACCCGTCCGGCGGACCGCCTCTTCAATCTCCTGCTTTGAACCATCTACGAACAACTGAATGGCAGCCAGGAACGGCTGATTTGCAGAACTGGTCATAATCAGGTCCTCAGCTGGATGTTGTAGGAGATCAGCACATCTGCGGGCTTAACCGGATTCGGCTGAACCACGCGCCACTTTTTGCCGTCGATATCAATGAGGTCGCCAATGCGCACTTCCGTTTCAAACGTGGCCGCCAGTTTCTTATCGCCCGTAGCAATCAGTGAACCGTCGATTTCACGCGTGGAGTATTCGGTGATAACGCCGGTAACGGTCGCAGTAATAGGCTCGGTGATAACCTCCTTCCCGAACTGATCGCGTGTGGTGGTTCCGCCGCGAGTCAGGTGGTAGGCTTTGCCGTTCTCCGTCAGGAGCCGCGTTGCCGTAGCGCGCATGCGGCGATAGTCGATTGCCATGCTACCCCCTTTCGATCCGGACCTGGTTGCCGCCCACCACAAGCCCGCGCAGCGAGGAATAGAACCAGGGGAATGATGGAGTGGCCTTATTCGTTCCCGGCTCGTACTGCACAGAGACGGCCCCCTGTACGCTCTCAGCTATGACCGCGCCGCCACCGGAGACCGACGGCGTGAGGTCGATCTCCTGCGACTCGATAGCCAGGCGGCATTGGGCATCAATCAGGCGCTGTGGAATAGCATCATCCGGCAGGTCCACACCATCGAAGCGTACGCCGGAGCGCGGCCAGGATAGAGGCTGAGATGCGCTGGAGCGCTGACAACGCCAGGACCTTCCTTCCAGAAAGTCCATCGCCTGCATCAGCATCTGGCTGCATTCGCCATCTTCAGCAGGGATGGTGTATCCGCGCGCGGCGGCAAAGACCCGCAGGTCGGACACGCTGGCGTAGCTGTTAAAGTCCGGCGAATGGGGATCGGCAACCAGCATGGTTATTCCTCCAGACGCCAGTCCAGCGCCAGCCAGTTATCCACTTCAGCAGGGTGAACATCAGCGCGCAGCGGACCGCCGGGGAACTCTGGGATATCACGCACCATGACCACCAGCTCAATACCCTGCTGTTCCTGCTGCTGTTCCTGCTGCTGTTCCTGCTGCTGTTCCTGCTGCTGTTCCTGCTGCTGTTCCTGCTGCTGTTCCTGCTGGGCAGGGTTATTATCAGCGGTCTGCTGAGCTGCAAGCTTTTCCGCTTCACGCTGCGCGCGCTGCTCTTTTGTTAATCCGGCCATCGGGCCTCCTGAATAACAAAGGGGCCGAAGCCCCCTGGGTTAACCCATGATGATGGTGGAATGGCGTGGCGCCACGGATGCCACACCCCATGCCAGACCGACTTCGTAACGCACCTGACGGTACTGGCGGTACAGTGCAACCTGGAAAGTGATGCCAGATTTCGGGTCGGTCACATTCATGACGTCATCAGCAGTATCGCCACCTTCAGGCATCGCCGGCGTACGGCTGGCCAGCAGGAATGCCCCACGGTCAAACGCCATGTTCGGGGTGAACTCACTGAGTACGGTGACGGCCGTCTCGTCAGCCAGGTCTTGACGCAGGCCCGGTGAGCTGATGGTGATGCTGGAGGACGTGGCCGCAACGACCAGATACTGGTTGTCGTCACCATCGAACTTCACCGCGGTGCCAACCGCAATACCACCAGTTCCGGCGGAGATGGCAATGATGATATCGCCTTCTTTTTTCGCACCGTTGACCTTATAGCCCGCAGCGGTGCTCTTCGCGGTGCGCTTGATGCTGAATGACTCATGGAGATTGAAGCCCATGATGCGACCGATAACGCCTTCACGCAGCAACTGGTCGGTTCCTGCCTCATTCGCTTTGAAGAGGACGGCCTGTTTACCGCGGATGGACGCCATCGCTTCGCCGCCAAGCACCATACGTAAATCGGTAGTTGGCGCGCCGTTATCCGTCAGAATCTGGCGGGCCAGTGCAGCATCAGACAAATCGTCTTTAACACTGAACGGGGTATCTTTCGGCGTACCAACTGCGCGCGAGGAGTTGAAGTACAACGCGGCCAGATCAGCATCAACTTCGTTGGCAAGAGCACGAAAAGCCTGTTTGAACTGATCTGCCAGAATGGTGTTGTAGGTTCCTGCTGGGCCAAGCGCCAGCTGCTCTTCACCATTCCATTTCACTGGGACCATTTTGGATTTTGTGATTTTTACATCCACACCACCGATAGTCTGATCACCAGAATTAGGTGCAGACGGCCCTGGAACGATATCTTCAGTGGTGGCCGGAGGCGCGACTGGTGCACGCACGGTCTGGTCTTTGGCAGCTGCATCTGCTTTCGCGTCACGCGCCACCGCAGGAATAAAACCAGTTTGCTCGCGGGACACTACATCCAGCGCGGTATAGATGGTCGGGATCAGACCAGTAAGGGTATTGCCTGCCATTTATGGCTCCTTTCGATTTAATCGACGATGCTGACGCCATCTTTCAGTGCTGATTGCTTACCAGCAGCGTCCAGGGAATCAAACGCATCGCGTTTCATGGTTTTCTGCCCGGCCTGATGCTGCGATTGGTGAGAACCACCGCCGCTGTTACCGGACGCTTTGAGGATGTAGTCTTTCTGCGGGTGCGACTCGACCAGAGATTCCAGAGCTTCATCGAAGCTGGCCAGCTCGCCAGGCTTGGTGCGGGAGAACACCTTGTTGCCCTGGCCGTCGTAGGCCACAACCTTGCCGTCTTCGATTTTGAAATTCTGTCCGAAGTACGAACGCACGAACTCACTCGGGATCGCCATCTTCTCGGAGATGAATTTGGAGCCACCGAAGCGCCCGCCAATCATCTCGTCGTACAGTTGGCTTTCCAGTTGCTGAGCTCTTCCGTTCGCTTCGTCCAGCTGCTGCTGGAAGACCTTAGTGATCTCCGCCTTTACCTGGTCAACGGCACCAGCATCGATCAGCTTCTTCTGGTCGATTTTGGTCATCATCTCCAGGGCTTCGAGCGCCTTGGCCGGGTCACTGATGCCAGAGAATTTCGCGAGGCTGGCTTCCGCCGCTTCCTTCGCTTCACGGTGAGTTTTCGCCTCACCATTCAGGGAGGTGATTTTGGTCATCGCTGCGACTGCATCAAACGGGATCTCTTTGCCGTCGTCATGGACGTACACAGGCATACCGTTTTCAACGACCACATTTCCGTTAGCATCAAGTTTGAGTTTCATTGTTTTTGCTCCAGCCTTCCGGCCATACGTAATGGGTCATCCGACCCGGGCACCGCGTCGCATCCGCTCAGCGGCAGGCATAAAAAAAGCTGCCCGGAGGCAGCCTGTTAGATAAATTCGATGGTTATGTAACCGCGCAGCTTGCGGGAGTAAATTTCACCCCGCTTTCGCTTGTGGATCCGTAACGGGTGTGGATGAATACAGGCGATACCACGTTTGACATCAGCCCATACACAGCTCTTTATCTCATTGCCATTAACGAACACCCTTCGCCTTCCACGACCATCTCCAACGTAGTGAAAATCTTCGTTACGCATACCCTATTCCTCAAACGCCGACGCATCCACGCGGCGCAGTTCGTCCAGGGTCAGAAACTCCCCGGCATCATTGAACATCTCAGGCACGGTGATTTTGCCGTCACGCAGCATCCGCGCGCGAGTAACGCCCAGCACCTGCTCCTGCCGTGCGTACGGTTGCCTGACGAGCCATTCGGCATAGCTGGTATGCGATGGCACCTGTCCATCCATCGAAGCGCGTGTGGCGCTGCTCAGTTCGCCAGAGGCTATCTGCAATTCCTCCCACGATTTAGTGATCAGAATTTCGCATGAGCGACAGCAGAAATGAATTTTGCCGGGCCCGCGCAGATATGGGATTGCATGGCCCAGCGGCTTGCCATCGAGCGAATAGAGTTTGCGATCTCGGATGATGCACCACTGGCTGGTATGGGTGTCCAGCGTCGAAGACCACTGCCTGGCCTTTACGATATCGCTGTTGGCCTGTGCAAACTCCTGGCGCGCTGTAGCGGCCACATGGTTCACCGCCGTGCGGGTTACTACCGCAAGGTCTCGACGTGAGGCATTGATAACCCCGTCCTGGCGTTTAAGTTGCGGCGTGCCGGCGACCCGCTTCACAATTTGCTCGACGGTTTCACCCTGAAGAAATCCGGTGCGCACGGCACTGGTAATTTTTTCCAGCCGATCCGATTCGAGTTTCTTGCCCCACTCTTTCAGCAACCTCCCCTGGAACGGCTGCGCCACAGCAGCAGCATAGACCTGTTCCGGGACAATGCTTTGCAGCGGGACGTGCTTAAGCACCTGATCGGGAACGAGGCTGCTGAACAGGTCAAACTGATACCCGGTCTCATAATCAGCGTAACGCGTCAGTTCGCGCATCAGAGCAGCATTGACCGGTTCGTAGGCCTGCTGGTTTAGATCCCGCACACCAGCCAGTAGCGATGCAAGGCGACGCGCGCTGTAGGTGTCAGCGCGCTTACCCTCCAGCAGCACAAGCAGCCGGGCAGCCAGATCAGCATCCATCCTGTTAAGCAGCGCCACCATTCGTCGGGCTACGCCCGTCCCGTAGCGCGTCACGTAAAGTCCGTGAGCTATGGTCTCGTCCTGCAACCTGTCGTTTACCGAACGAGCCATATCACACCTCGCCCGGTGGCGGTTCAGTCAGAGATGCTGACTCAGCAAGCAACTCGCTCAGAACCACATCGGGATCCGCGTCGGCATCAATCAGGTTGAGTTTTTGCAGGGCTTTGATTGCATCGATACGGCGAAGGTCACCGCCCTGACGCAGCGACTGAATGGCCATCGCCGCTGGTGGATTAAACTCTTTCGACTCGACATCAAGCTCGGTGCGCACGTCAACGTTGCCGCCTTCCGCTTCACCGATGTACTCAGCCATGATTTGCAGGATATTGTCGATCGCATCTTCCAGGCTTGTAGCCATGGTGTAGAGCGGTGACTGCTCCTGCATTTTCTCTTCAGAAGTCTGGTCTACCGACTTGGTAGAGGTATTTTCGGTGCGCAGCAGCTTCGCACCTGCCTGTCGCATTTGCTCCACCAGCTCTGCCAGCGACTCTTTGCCAGCACCGATGGAGGAACCTGTATGCTCGACGTATTCCAGGCCCTGCCTTTGCCGATCGGAGAATGACGTGGCAGAGGATGAGCCAATCACCAGTTCTTGCCCCTCTTCCAGCCCGAACACCGTGAGCAACGGCACTCTTGCGACGTGCAGGATGTTGTCCTGCTCGCTTTGACTCTGCCAGTGCTTAACGTTCAGAAGGGCCATATTGAGTAATGGAGGTGAACCACACATAAACCCGGTGCGTTTGGTGTAGAGCGTGACCAGAGTGATATCCTGGCGGGATGTCTGCCACCCATCGAATAGCGCCCAGTTCGCGGCACCGTCAGCATCTTTAGCCTTGCGGTAAATTTCCACCTTTCCGGGTGTCAGGTACCGGATTTGCTCGATCTTGGTCTGGCCGAAGTCGTCGCCATCTTCGACCACAACTTCTTTGATACGCAGCTCAGTCAGCACCACTTTGCCGTCCACCATTTTCGACTTCCAGCCAATTACCTGGCGTGGATTGAGCATGGTGACATAGGGGCGCGCGCCGGTAGCTTTCTCTTCAGCTTTGGTTTTCACCTTTTCGGTGTCCACCCTGGGATAATCCACCAGCGCGTGGGAGAGTCCATACTGCATCGCCAGACCGAAGAATGCCTGCGCCCATACGTCCAGGCGCGTCCCCTCAAGGTCGAAGTTTTTCGCATACTCTCGCAGCTGATCCGGCACATTCTCGGCAAGCTTAATGGGCTCGGCGAATACACGCCCGATGTTTTGCTTAATGGTCTCTTCGTAGGCTGGCAGAAGCGTGGCCACGGCGAGGCGTTTTTTGTAGTCCTCTTTGTCTTCTTTCGGCCAGCGCGGTAGATATTGCTCGCCCAGCTGTCGCATATAGAGCGTGCCGCCCATCAGGGCATCGTTGATATCCCACGCCTCGACCATGTTCCCATAGTCCAGATTGGGTGTTGAGATGTCAGGCATGGAGTTAAATCCGTAGTTGAGTGACTTTTCCGGTCGGCTTGATGATCGGGAATTGCTTCACGATGAAATAGCCACCAGCATCATTTGGGTGATCGTTGTCGGCTGATTTATCCGGTTCGCCGTTTGCCGCCCATACCTGCTGCTCAAGGCTGTCGGTATAGACCGGGCAGCGAGCAACATTCACTTTGTAGCGGCGCTCGCCGTTGCCATTGCAGAACATGGCGTTCATGGAGTTAATGCGATCCTTCACTGGCGGGTTGGCTGCGTTTACCACCACGCTGAACCCGGCCTGTTTGAGCTGGGCGATATCCGTAGCGCTGGCGTTATTCGATTTGCGCGAATCACCAGAGGCATCCGGAAAGATATAAATCTGCCTGGAAGACACGTAGCGTCCGCCCTCGTAGCGCCAGAATTCTTCCTGAATGCGCTTAATCATGGCCGGTGTGTCATAAACCTTTATCAACTCGCGTACCGCTCTGGGCTGGCCGTTCCGAAGAACGTGAACGATGGCTGCCATCTTGCCAACGTTAAAGTCCATGCCGATATAGAGCGGCTCGCCGGCCTGCTCTTCATCGGTACAGTTATTCAGGTGGCGATCGAACTGATGATAAATTGTTCCGCTGGTCAGGTTTGTAAAACGCCCCCTCAGGTACGCCTTAATTAGCTCCGGCGGGTAGGAGTTCATCAGCGAGGGAATATAATCCGGGGGCAGGTTCTTCGCGTTGTCGAACGTGCTGGCCTGAATCAGCCCGTACAAAGCAGAAAGCTCAGGTTTTTCACGCACCGCTTTTACGAACTGCTGGTAGACGAACTTGAAGCCCTCCGGCGTAGTCGTTACATCGATGCCGTTACGCAACCCGTCGACTTTGTAACGCATACGGGCGATGATTTTTCGCCAGGCCTGCTGCGCTTTGGCAGCCGCCATGACGTCCAGTTCATCCACCATCGCGTTACCGATTTTGAAACCAACTATCGAGCCTGGCTTCTCCATCGAGCGGCAGATTGTTGTCCCGCGGTACCGTCGCCCCTCATAGAAGTGAACCTCTTTGTTCCCCTCATTGATTTTGACGCTCAGGCCCCAGTCAAAGGCCACCTCTTCAATCGTCGGGTAGAAGATGTCACGGATCTGCGGGTACGTCGGCGCGAAATAACCCTGGTTGATTTTAGGGTGCTCCCACATCCCCTTACAGATGCCGCCACAACCAACCCACGTCTTACCGGAACCGAACCCGGCAACGTAGGCTTTGAATTTGTGCTGCATCGCGAGGAAACGCGCCTGAGGAATGTTAAGTGTCGGGCTGATCCCCATCTTCCGCCCTCGCGTCCACTACGTTGATATTGATTTGCACTGGGGTCGGTTCGTCATCATCACCATCACCGGCCAGTTCTTTGCGGAGTTTCTCAACCTCCAGCTGCCGGCGGTCGATTTCGATTTGCTGGAGACGCTGAGCGAACTCACTATCCGCCAGGCCGAGCCGCTTCATTACCGCTTCAAACATTCGCTCACGGCTGATAGCGGTTATCTCGACGCCATTCTTGCCGACTTTTACGCCAGAGTAAGCGAGTCGCGAGACTGGCGGGAGTTTACGCGTATCAGGGAAATACGGCTGGCCGATGCCGTCACCGTTACAGCGCGGACAGCCAGGGTTAGGCTCTCGGGTGTGATCGTAGCCGTAACCCCCAACATCGACTGGCTCACGCTTATCGCGTTCTGTCGCTTCGAGGCGTTTCTCTTCGAACTCCACCATATCGCGCCATTGGTACTGGTGACCGAAGCCCCAGCAATAACGACACGCGCCGCGGCGATACTGCGAGAGCTGGTTTGCATCGAAGGTGGCAAGCCGCCACATCTGCGCAAGGACTTCATCGGCACCGCCAAGCGTGCGCGCAATGGAGGCTTTCTGCTGTTGTGCAATAGCCTGGGCAACTGAAGTTTTCTGAAGGAGTTGATAACCGATTTGTTCAGCGGATTTTTTGCTGTAACCCGCCCTGATAGCGGCTTGTGTGGCGTTGCCATCCTTCAGGTATTCTGCGACAAAACGTCTTTGCTGTGCCGTTAATCCATCATCATCCACCAGCTCTTCTGCGCTTTGCTCTTTCTGCGCAGTGCGCATTTTTTGCTGCGCAGGTTTTTGCGCAGTTTGCGCAGAAGGTTTTTTGATATATCGACGTGCGGTAGCGTAGTTCAGTCCCTGCGCTTCACACCATTCTTTTGGTGATACGCCGGTTGCGGCATGTTCGGACAGGAACCGTTGCTGAAGCTCGCCCCAGTCCGGTTTTGCCATTGCTTACTCCAATAAAAAAACCGCCCGAAGGCGGTTAATCATTCAGTATGAACGCTTTTGTAATGAATCAGAAGTTTTCAAAAAATGGGTCGGCTTTTATTTTGAAAAGCACGCTTAATGCACTTTCTCTATCCACTTCACCTTTACTTAATGACTCATAGACCTCACTAAGCTGAAGATAGATTTGTTTAGCTTTGGCGCGATCCTTTTTTTTCGTCATTGTTACGACGTTCTCATAAACCTGATGCAACGTAAAAGTTAGTTTCGAAAAAGGATGTGTATCAGGAATGGGCTCAGAACTTAGCTGATATGTGTTAGGCCCAAGCCCTATAGTTTGCTGTAGTTTAAGAACTGAAATTACGAATGCTTTTTTATCCCTAAAAGCCTCTTGGTTACGCCAACCAAACACTACAGCGACCCCTGCGGCAGTTGCCAAGAATGTAGCTACAGCCGCCGATAAAGATATCCATAACCCCAAATATGCCCAATTAGCTGATTCGCGTGCTGCGAGCATAGCCTCGTACGCGATTAGATCTGCGTCCATTTTCACCTCACTTTTTTAGTTAGTCGATTATAAACAAACGCATTAGCATAGGCACTTAATGAATGCCTGATCTAATGCCGCACAGTGATGGCAATAAAAAACCGCCCTGAGGCGGTTAGATTAAGTCTTCGAGTTTTACATATTCGTCAATGTGATAAAGATGTATGAATTTTTCGTCAGGCCCACCAAAAATCTGTGTTATCGATTCGCCATCCCTGCCCGCAACAATTACATGCTTTTCATTTTTGCCGGGCATGAATGATGCTTTTACAACATGATCTAAGTGATGTTTGAACTGCGCGTGAAGCTCTCTTTCATCCTCAAAAGGAACATTTTCAGTTAGTTCAAAATAACGAAATGCCAT